TTTAAGTTTTTTAATAACACCTTTACCTTTAATTTCAATCCGTTTAGGTGGAGTGATGTCTTTTGAATTTTTAGGTAAATCATATTTTTCAATCAATCTATTAAATAAATCTTCTGCTTTCATTTTACTTCCTTTTTATCCTCGTTTCTCATAGGTTCTACTAAAAAAGTTTTTCTCTCCAAACATCTTTTATCAGCTAAATTAAAGTGTTCGGCACATTCTCGTTTACATATTCCATAAAATACTTCATTTGTCAACAAATTCGTTACTTTAAATGGAGTTTCACCACATCGTGTTTTATAAAAGGTATATCTTGAAAATTCTTTGGTATCGCTTACAATATATTTCCCATTAATAACTGTTTGTATTCCATAAAAATTTGCTTTATGTAAGCTAGAACAAACAATTTTATGGGGTAAATATATTATTCTACAAAAATCTTCAATAGCTCCATACTCTTTTACATCACCAGTTATAATATTTTTAACATAAATGGAACGGTGCTTACCATTATTTTTACTTGCTAAACCTTTTGAAATCTTGTGTTTAATAGATAACATTTCACGGTTTGTCTTATATAAATAGGTATTTCCACCATCACCACCATCAGTAGTATTATACCCAATATAACGATCAGTTGCTTTAAGTTCTTTAATCCAAAATATTTCTTTACAGTTTGCATCCTCTTTTGTTTCAGCTGTATCAATTTGTTCAATAATGAATGCTTCTTTACCATATTTTTTTATAGCATTCGCAAATTTTGTATGAAGTCTTTTTTTACTATCCTCTATATGACGATGTAATCGTTCATTCAACGATCTCATTGTTTGTCCAACATATATTTTACCATTAATGGTATTGGTAATTTTATATATTTTGTACATTAAATTTCCTCATCATCGAGATTAAATTCTTCATATGGACGAACAATTGCATTTTTTGTGGTATAAACGGTGAGGAAGCTCCTGCACCCCATCGCTGGATAACAGTAACCGTTGCCTTTCTTATCCTTTTTAAGCTCTTTCATTTTCTTTTCTGAAATATAATCAGGTACAAGACGTTTAGCTGAACATTTAGCAGCAAGCTCGGTTAAATACCAATATTTTGAATCTTCTGTAATATTATCTTCTTCTAAAGCATAAATTAGTTTAGGAAATGCTGGGGCTACATATTGACCCTTAGAATTTTTTACGCCGAGAATTCGTTGGTTTAATACTTCTTCAATGATTAAAGCTAAATCTGCCTTTGTTTGTTCATCATCTGTTTCATTTAAATACATAAACACTGTAACAAATGGTGTTTGCCCATTTGTTGTCTGTAATGTAATTAATTGATAATTCATAGTTTGAACGCCAACTTCAATTTCACGTTTAACTCGTAATTCAACGACTCTTTTTAATTCTTCTTCAGAAATATCTGGAAATTCTTCCTTAATTTGTTTAGTAAATTTTTTACGTGAAACATCAACAAATGGAGCTAAATGTGTCAGTGTAAATGTCTGTCCACCATATTGGCTACTTGCTACCTGAGCCACAATTTGGGTTGCTATATTACAAGCGGTACTAAAAGATTTTGGTTTATCAATCTTTACTCCTGAAATCATTGTACCATTTTGAAGCATATCTTCAAGATTCCATAAATCACAGTTATGAATTGGCATACTAAAATAGTCTGTATCGTGAAAATGAATAATACCTTTTTCATGGGCATCCCAAATATCTGATGGAATTAAATAACGTTTGGATAAGTCTTTAGAAACTTCACCAGCCATATAATCTCGCATAGTTGATACAATGGTTACATTTTTATTCGAATTTTCTTGGCGTAATGTTTCATTAGCATTACTTAAAAGAGAAAGAATAGAATCATCGGTTGTATTTTGACGAGCTTGCAATTCTTTAGCATAACGATATTGAATATATTCTTTAAGTACATCATAATTTACGGAAATAGCTCGTTCAACCATATCTTGAATATCAGCAGTTGAAATAGTATGTTTTCCTTCCTTAACAACTGTTTCAATATCTGAAGCAATCTTTTTAATTTCTTCGTTGGTAAACCGTTTATCTAAACCAACTTTCATATTAGCATTCGATATAGCATTAATAATATTACTTTTATAAAACGTTGCTTCTGAACCATTTTTCTTAATAACTTTCATACTTGTACCTCTATACTTTTATTCCATGTTTCATCTGTGGTAGAAATATTTATATTTTAGATTATGATTTTAAATGCCTTCTAAATACTTGATTTTACATCATTTTTTCATAAATATTTGATATTTCTAGCAAAAATTTTTTAAACTTTCTTTAATGATTTTTCTTGTTATAACTTCCCTTAAACGAGGATGTAAAGGAAATGGTGGATTGTCAATGTTTACCCAAGCATAACCGTCATTCTCATGGTTGAGTATAGGCATAAATTCTTTAGGTGTCAAGAGAATTAGTGAATAATAACTAAATTTTTCATCATTTGATAAAAACGAGTTAAAAGCTGCCCATTTTGTAATTTCTGGTACAAAGCCTAATTCTTCTGATAATTCTCTTGTTAAACCATCTAATACATGCTCATCTGAATGTATTTTTCCACCACACAAGCTCCACTTTGACGGATAAGATGTTAATGAACTCCTTAAAACAAAAAAGAATCTTCCAGTATCTTCTGCTTTAATCAATGCTCCAGCCGATGTTATCATTTATAAATCCTTTATTAAACTGTTGGCAGTATATCATTAAATACCTTGTTTTTCAATAAATATTTCATAGATATTTTCGGAGTAAACAATGGAAACAAATGATTTTACAGTTAAAGAAAAGCTAAAAGCAAATATCTTGAGAAGACTTGGTGATACAATGATTGATGTTGAATTATCTGATCAACAGTTAGATACTTGTATCAATTTGGCTTTAAGAAAATTAAAGCAACGTGGAGATGCTTATGTCGAAGAATCATTTGTTTTATTAACTCTTAAAAAGAATCAAAAAGAATATATCCTCCCAGATGAAATCATTGAAATACAACAGATTTACCGTAGAGGATATACAAGAACATTTGGTTCAACATCCGGAACAAATATTGACCCGTTTACAGTTGCTTCAATGACTAACGTTTATATGCTTGGTACAACCGATGGCAGATCACAATTTTGCTCACCTGTTAATATAGAACTTTACTCAAACTATATGAAAACCTATGGTAAAATGTTAGGAGCATATCCTTTATATCAGTTTAATCCAAATACTCACAAGCTAATATTTGCTGAAAATCCTCGTGGCGAAGATGAAATTGTTTTACTTCATTCTTATGTAGATAAGCCTGATTATGAGGTTATTCAAGATAGATTTGCAGGATTATGGATAGAAAACTGGGCATTTGCTGAAGCAATGGAATTATTAGGACGTATTAGAAGTCGGTTTAGTAATCTTGCTGGTCCTTTAGGTCAGGTATCTCAGGATGGTGAAGCGTTAAAGAATGAATCAAAAGCTCTTAAAGAAGAATTAACGAAGGAATTAAACAACTTTGTAGCTGGTGGCGATGTTCCTTGTATGCCATTTGCTGGTTAAATAATTCAACCCTGATTTTACGATCAGGGTTGCTCAATTATTAGTGGATTTCTTCAATTAAACCTTTCTTAATAAAGGTTGAAAGTCTAGCATTACAAAGCTTTTTACCTAAAATATTTGAAGCGAAATATTCATACTTAGAAGCATCAATATGCTTTTGGAAAACCTGTTCTTTAAGTTTGCATTTCATACAAAGCATATTTGCAATATTTAATAAACAAGATACTACAAAAATTTGTTCTTCAGACATTTTCCACTCATATTCTACTGTACCATCATTTTTGTCAGATGCTTTAACGGTAGAATGTTCTTTAACCCATTCAGAAAACTTTACAATAAAGTCTTTAGTTACATCATCTACTTCAAAATCGTTTTCAGAAATACTCAAAAATGCTATAAGAGGTAGAGTTTTATCAATACTATAAGTCGAAGTATATACCAACTCTGATTCATCAGGCATTAAACAAGTATCTGACAGCTTAACGATTTTTGAAAGATTAAATTTATATTTTGCCATATTTTTCACCTTAAATCATTTTGTCATTATAGTATCTACTTAAAATATCTATTTGTCAATATTATTTTCCAATACTTTAAGCCATGTAACCGTGCCACAAGTTTTAACCTCAACATCAAAGCCATACTTTTTCATTGTTTCTTCTTTAGTTAAAGGCTTTTCAGGGATAAAACCATGACGGGTAAAGATTCCTGTATTAACGTTTATAGAAACAACACCTGCATTTGAACCTTTTTTAACAAAGCCCATTTCTTCATCGGTTGTAAAAGGGAATCTATCACATTGTTGATAGTCAACCAATACACCTGTATGATTTTTCTCAAACTCTTTCAAAAAATATTTGGCTAAATTGTGTTCTGACATCCATCCATATCTGATACTAAAACGTTTCCATTCCCAATCATATAATTTGCTATTCCTTTTATTAAATCCAGCAACACTTACCAATAAATCATTTTCGTAAATACCATACATTACTGTACATCCTTTAATGGTATCTACAAATAAATGATTTTCCTTTAAAAAGTCAGCAAATTCTTCAGCACCAATCTCTTTAACCTCAGTGCTTCTAATCATACGTTTACCACGACTGTTAATAAAGTTTTTTAAAAACTCTTTAAAGTTTTCTTTACAATTATTCCACTCGTAATCGTATATATGAACAATTCTAATCCCATCTTTAATCCCTTTTGTCATCATTTGCTTCGGATTATCATTCGGTTTCCAGAAATAGCCAGATAATCTAATACCCATCTTTCTCGAAGGATAATAAACATCAATATCTGCCCCAGACGGAGTAACAAAATCTTCCACATAATTGCCTCTAAGGCTTTTGATAAAATCTAAAATCTCTTGTTTATCTTCTCTCATCTTATTCTCCATCATTTTCAAACCATTTATCAAACTGTTTAACATTAAAGAATTCTAAATAATTTAAACCATTCTCTTTAGCAGTCTTTCGTTTTAAAGGATCTCTAATCGTCCAAATATATACTGTATCATGCTGGTATTTGTGCGGATTGTCAAGCATTTTTTTCAATAATTTTAGATGACTTTCACAGTTTTCATTAAATGGTTCTTCACCATGTGTTGAAAATCCTTGATATTCAATGAATAAATCCTTTGATGGTATATAAAAATCACATTCAAATGGATATCGCTCATCCGTATACCAACGTTTTACGTCAGAATATTTACTTAAAAGCTTTTCATAAATCTCGTTTTCTGTTTTAGATGTTCCCATTTTCCAAACATCTTTGGCTTCTTTAGATTCTACAAAGCTTTTAGCACCATATTTTTCTAAACACGTTTGTTCAACTTTTTTCTTAATATCCTCTTTATGTTCGGTATACCATTCTTTATACGTATCTGTACCAAATGTTGTTTTAGAACCTATAGTTTTAAGGTTTGACTCATACATATTATTTAAACGTTGCTCTTTAGAACGTTTCATATCATTTTTTATAGCATAATTTTGGGCGGTATAATAGCCTATATTAAAATGTTTTGCTGTATCGTCTAATGTATGGCTTTCGGTTACATAATATTGATAAAAATCTTCATAAGTTCCTTTATATAAATTCCTTTTATTAGCAATTTTTGTTCGTTTGATGTTATTTTCAATAATGAATTTCCTAAAATATGAATAAGGAACATTAAAATATGAACAAGTTTCTTCTTGTGAATGCTTTTCAACTACATAATATTGATATACCTCATCAGGAATGAGATCATGTTTTGAATCTTTAACCTTTATATCATTATCTTCCATCATTTTTTTCAACGTTGTCCAATGAGTATGGTATTTTTTACAAATATCCCGTAAAGATGTATTATTTTCGTAATATTCATTAATAATGATTTCTGGAGTTATTTTTTGTATTTTTTCTTGGCATTCTTTATCAATACCATATTGCTTAACCAATTCATTAAACTTTTCAACCGTTATATTAAAGTATTCACATGCCTTTGGTATGTCATTTGAATACAAATAAACGTCTTTTATCTTATTTCTACTAATTTCTTCTGCCATTTTTATCGCCTATATGTTAATATATCTTCTATATAACATATTTATATGGCATTGTCAAGTGTCTCACTTTAAAATATTTTAAGAAAAATATTATTATAAATCAATATGTTCAGGTATTTAAAAAGAGCCACAGTGTTGGTGGTGACATTGTTTAGTATTGCAACCCTGACACGAAATTTGGCAAGTATGTTGACAATTAACTTGACAAGTTAATTGACATCTACCATTTGAGTCAAACCATTTATTGCGTCTATTTAAGCAAATACTTATTCTATCTAATACTTCATTGATTTCTTCATAGTCTTCATATTTAACCGTTTCATCACTCTTTAAGGAATAATTTGAGTCAACATTAAATGTTAAGATGTTTGAACTATTATCTAATATAGCAGAGGTTTGATACGGTTTAGATAAAAGACTTGTGTTACCGTTTTTATCAGAAGAATTATTTGATAATTGAGAAAACTTTTTAACACCATTGTCTGCAGTAAACAGTTCTTGTAAATCCGTGTTATTTGAAGTAAGCTTTAAGCTGGCTAAATCTGTAGAAGTTTTTGTACCACGTTCTGAAAGAGATTGTTTAGTCAAACCCTCATATTGACCAATTTGTGAATGAGTCATATTATTCAATGATATAACGGCATCTCTTATATAGTTTTCATTACCAAGAGTATGGATTCTAGATGTTTCTTCAGCAATAGTTGGGTTTATCTCATTAGTCGTATTTGAATAATTTTTCGTAATGGTTTTTCTTGAAGATTCAGGAATTTGATCACCTGTCGCAATCTTACTACCTTTACGTCCTGGAACCCATCTACCATCATAAGCTGGACTTTTACCATACATTTGAATAACACTGTTAATACCATTCCATTTAC